AATATAGAATATGCGTCTTTCAGGTGCTCTTGATAAGCGGTAAATAACAATTGCATCTTCAATCATTCTTAATTGATTGAGTGGCTTGATAGCCTTGTGCAAGTATGAAATAACGAATGTGTTTTTTGCATCCATCAAACCAGAATTTACATTGATAATAGATTCAGGTGCAATTCTTAAACCAGCATTTACATTAGATGTATAAGTTTGTGTTGTTGTACCTTTATCATTGTAAACATAATACTCAGCAATAGAAGCAATAATTTGAGCGCCAGTTTTTGGATCACGCTCTTTTTTAATCTCACGAACCTTACGAATCTTGCGTGGATCAATATACCTTAATTCTTTGATACCTTCTTTGGGCGACTTTTCATCAACAACTATATGAAAATTAATTCTGCCGTCAATGTACCAACGTTTAAATAAATCATCAGCCAGATTGCTAAAGTTAAGCATCTTCTGAATATTATTATACTCGTCAAGGATTTTCTTTTTAATAGATTCAGGTTGTTGTAGTTTGTCTAAAACAATGTTAGCTACTTTACCTGTTTCATCATGGGTGATGGCTTCGTTGACAATATCGTCAATCGCCATTTCTAATTCGGGGTGGTTTGACATCTCACGATAACGAGTTACTAATTCAATTTCATTACGAACTGAACCTTCTAAATCTACATAAGTTCCATAGTGAGCGTTAGATGAGATGGTAACTGCACCATCATCCATAGCCTCTGTTGGAAGTGCAAAAGAAGGTTGCTCAGGTAATTGCGGACGAACAATGTCCTTCTTACCTAAGGTAAACCCAAAGAGTTTTACTGCCATATTATATCATCCTATAAAAAAAGAGAAAGGCCGAAGCCCTTCTCGTTACACTACACCAGTTTCAACTGATTCCCACCATTGGTAGGAAAGTGTTACTGTAAATTCTTCAATTGCATCATTAGCGCCCCAATCAACATCAATTGGAGACAAATCTGTTGGATATAAACCAACAAACTTATATCTTTTAAGTGTATTACCTGTTTTACCAAATTGTCTAACATCACCATCAACTGTGTAACCAAGTGGTGCAAGAGCAAGCGGATTACGCACATTAAGATTGTGACTATTGATACCATTCATCCATCTTTCAAATGCGTTACGGATAATAAAGTCTTCATCGTTAATAACATTAATTGTCCAGTCTGCGAATGTTCTATTGCCAGCAAATTTTAATTCACGACCAAAGTATTGAACAGGCACAGAACCGATAGTTGCACCGGGTAATTGTGCTGTTTTACACATGAAAGTTAATTTAGTTTGTGCATTTCCTGGTGCAGAGAACACGGGAAAAGGCATAGACACTTCAAACAGATTTGGACGAGCGCCGTCACCAACCATTTGACTTCTAAATTCATTTACGGAAAAAGCCATTTTTTATATCTCCTGTTTCTCTATTTATTAAAACTTCCCAACAACTTCGTCAAAGCTTACGCCTGTTCTTACTGCTACAAAGTTGAGTTGGATAAAGTTGATTGAACGAGCTGGTTTAATGTAAATATCACCGACAAATTCGTTTCTATCTATAATCTCTGACGTATTATTTGATTCATCACAAACCACACGGAAATCATAGATGCCTCGGCGACCTTGAACATCACGCAAGAACGGTTCTACAAGAGCAACAAACTGAGCTCTGGTAAATTGGTCATTAAACTCAAAGAGAGAGAAGCGAGCTGCACGAGCAAGAGCTTTCTCAAGAACAATGAACAACCTACGAACATTAATACGGTCAAATGCACTTGGTTTAGATAGAAGTGTTTTATCACCAAATAACACTACACCTTCACCTTGGAATGTGACAACAGGATTAATACCTTTAACATATAAATCATCACGATTTGTTTTTGTTGGATTCCATGCAAGTTTAATTACATTTTTGATAATACCACGATTGAGACCGCCTGGTGAGAACCATGGGTCACGCTCAAGGTCTGTTCTTGCACATAGACCAGCGATGTCACCATTTAATGGTACCCAGCGATATACATCGTTATATTTGTCATATTGATATTTCCAATTAGAATCTAATACAGCATATGAAGTGCTTGTTAATGTATCACGATAAGCTTTAATATCTGTTACTTCAGATCCAGCGTTGTCAACACAATCTGCTTTTTCTGGAGATACAAACACTAGGCAATCTTTACGAGTTTCTGCCATTGAAATAAGACTTGTTACAACTGTTGCATCAGCAGGACCAGAAACAACTAATGAGATATCAACTGAATCAGCATTATCAAATTCATCGTAAGCTGTAACAACGTTTGCAGTAGAAACTGTACCATCTGCACCACCAATGAGTGAAATCGTTACATTAGCTGATAAGTTACTAAATGATTTGTTAGTAGCTGTTGTGCCCCATGTTGAGGTCGCATTAGCATATGAAGCTCCGCCGTTTGCTGTTGGGTGACTTAACCAATGAATATATTTTGATTTATTTGTGATAACATTTTTATAATAATTAGTATTGCCTGAATCATCTTTAGCATCTGAAGCTTTGGATACAAAAGCATACTTTTCAAGAACTGTGCCTTGTGTGCCCGTAAATTGACCGTCTTCGTCAATAACAATGATATGAATTTCATCATTAGCACCACCAGCGTTTGATGTATATGTTGATGTGCTTGGCACTGCTGTAAATTCTGTAGCATAAGCCCAACCACTATATGTGTTTGCGTCACATAGAGATACTTGAAGTGAATTACCTACAGCGCCAGCATAGCGAGCTGCGAATTCACCATATGTGTTTGCACCGCCTGAAAAATTGTCTTCATAGGCGTCGTCATTTTTAATTAATACTGCTGAACCGTTAGATACAGCGTTTGTTGTTGAAGCGATACTAGCTGCACGAACAACTTTAAGATTGTTTGAATATGCTAGAAAATTTGCTGCTGAGAACCAGTATTCATAATTACTGCCAGATGGTTCATAAAATCTATCAACTAGATTTACTTCATCTGAAATAGTTATAACTTGACCGATTGGACCCCATTGAAATATACCAGCAAATGCTCCAATTGAAGTTGGAACTGAAGGGACAATTGTAGTCAAATCTACTTCTGATACATTTACCCCAGGTGAGAGCTGAAATGCCATTGGATTTCTCCTTTAAATAATTGCTTTACGAATAATATAGTGTTGTTATTAAATTCTTTTATAGTCTATTTAGTTTTTTAGAAAGTTGAAGAAGTATAACCTCTTTCTGTCCAAATATCATTATTTTCACGGTCAATCGTAATTTCTTCTTGTTTTCCATTATCTATGATACCAACAGGAGCTAAATCCTCATCAACTAACATGTTCTGTTCTGCCAACATCAACTTTCTCACATCAATGCTTGTAGAATCTTTAAAGAAAGTCTGTGCTGTTAACCACGCAAATAGAACTAATCCCATCACCAAATCGTCATTGTTGCCTTCTTCAGCTGCATAACTATCACGAACCCTTGAAAAGGTATTCATTTCAGCTATTGTGTCAAAGTCATTAATGATTAACTTATCATTTTCAATAAGTGTTTTTAAGTTAGCGCACCCAATTTTCTTCACAGATTTGGTTGTTTTAATACCAAAAGAAGTAGACCGTTTAAAACCAGCCGATATACTCTGCCCTTTGATATGGTGGTGCTCTAACTTGTATATGTTTTCATACTCTAAATCATAGTGTAAAATGTCAACCACTTGTTGGCCTATGTTATTTGTTTCAATAAGTGCATAGGCCTCGTTATATTTCTTAGCCACGGAATAAATGATAGTGGGAAAGAATAATAATGGTAATTTATTGTTTCTATATTTAGCAACCTGCTTATAAGGCGTTTGTGTAACATCAACCACATTTATGGCAGAATAATCAGCCTCTACACCCTCAGCACAGTCAACCGTAGCAATATACAGATGGCCAGGTATAGGTTGTTCATATGTGTCCAAACCCTCATCTGAAGATATTGGATTATGAAATGCTAAACTTCTTAATTTGGTTCCAGAAATCAATGTTGCTGATGAACCAATAAATTCTGTTTCAAACTCTACACGGAACTGTTCTTCACTTGTGTTTCGTATTGTTTCATTTTTCCATTCTTCGTTACGACCTGGTACCTGTGACCAATGAACTTCTAATGGTTTATATGTAGAACGACCTTCAATTGCATCAGTCCACATCTTATAAAACTGGTTCAATCCGTTTGGTGTGGATACAATAATAACTTTGGTTGTTTGACCAGAAGAAATCACAGGATAGGTTGACTGAAAGAAGTCTTGCGCCATATTGTGAGGCACAAACGCAAATTCATCAAGGAATATTAAATTGTAAGAACCGCCTCGGACACCATCAGCTGATGTAGCATATGCAAATATCTTTGAACCATTCTCTAATTCAATATTACCTTTATTCCAAACCACAACGCCTTGCTGTAACCATAAAGGCAAATATTCATAGGCCTTTGTTAATCGGTCCAAAATCTCACGAGCCAATGAACCTTTATTTGCTAAAATACCAACTGTATAATCTGGATTAAATAAAACAGACCATAACATATAACCTACGGTTGTGGTTGTTTTACCAACCTGACGAGGCATCTTTGCAATACAAAAACGATTCTCATGGAAAGTTTTGACCATTTCTTCTTGGAATGGCCACATGTCAAACGGAACCAAACCGTGGTCTACATTAACAATTTTTACATAAGTTCGTATAAAATGTATCGGGTTTTCGGTACATTTAATAATCTCTGCTACTTGTTCTTCTGTGTAAGATAGGTCAACACCTACTTTTTTTAGGCGTTGGTTTCCCAAATAACCATCAATATTTTCCATGATATTTTTAATGTATTACTTAATTAAACTACTCAAGAACCATGCTTGTTTTTGATGTTGGTCTAGTATTTCTTGTAAGAAGTTAGAAACAGCCGGTTCACCAGCTTGTTCAGCTAAAACAATACCAGCCCTCAAATGAATAATATAACGGTCATTATCACTTTTTAATTGTGTAAGCATTCCAATAGCCGTTGGAATATTTTCATTATCTTGAATGTCACATAGTTCAAGCATTCTATCTAAACCTGTTGGCGCATAAGCACCCAATGCACGAATCTTTTCAGCTATTAAATCTGTGTTATTAAAAACTTGCTCATATAGTTTACCTAAAAACTTATGATACTGAATAAAGTCTGAACCTTCTATATTCCAATGAAATGTGTGAGCCTTAAAATACAGACCAAAGTTTGTACCTAAAATTGTTTTAAGTTGTTCAATGAGTTTTTCCATAGTAATCCTTATTTATTGTTCTTCAAAAACTTAACTAATTCATTTGTAGATCCAACAAAAATAGCCTTATCTACATTGAGATTTTTTGCGTTTCCCGCAAAACCATCACTATTAGGTGTTAAATCTTTGCGTTTTTTTTGCAAATCTAACAAATCCTTATTCATATCTGCCAAACTTTTAATTAAAGTTGCAGCTACTTCATATGCACGAGGATGTTCTGATTCTTTAGCCACAGCTAATAGTTGATCCATGGCTTGATTGCCTTTAGTAATTAACTCTCTAATATTACTACGAGCAAAATTAGCATCTTCTTCAACGATATTTGTGGTAACAAATTCAGTTGATGATACTTCAACCACGGGATTAATTTCCACCGGTTCAGTATTTAATGCTTCGGATAATTTATTATTTAATTTAGACATTATGTATTCGGCCATTCAAAAATTGTTTCAGAGAACCCAAATTCATCATCAACATTAGCTGTAATTGGGTCGGGTGTGGTAATAATTAAAACTGCTCTTAATGGATTCGTATCAACCGAAGTGACCGTATAAGAAGCGTTACTTGTTGCACCAACTACAATATCATTTGCTTCAAGTAGTTTATTTAGATTACTTATCACTAAAATGCCTGTGTTTGAATTACTGAAATAAGATACATCACCAGTTATATCTCTGGCTGTTACAAAAATAGTTTCTTCGTCAGCAAAATAACCAGACCCGTTTGCTTTATCAACAAATACTTTTTGCGAAGTTCTTGATTGAGTATCAATAAAAATACTCGTATTAGCTTGACGAATAATTTCGCCCGATTTAACTGGAGGCCAAATATAACTTTTAGCTGTAAATTCTAGGTTCCATATAATCAAACGTGTTGACAACATATCACCTTCATAATCAACCTCATTTGCCACAGAATTTAATAA